TGGTGCTTCTTGTGGCTTTAATGCTTCTGGTTCTACTACCTTTACTCAACGTACTGTAACTCCTGGTAAAATTAAAGTAAACGAAGCTCTTTGTCCTAAAGACCTTGAAGCTAAGTATTTACAAAAAGCTTTACCTACTGGTTCTATGTATGACAGTATTCCTTTTGAGCAAGAGTATTCTGAAAAGAAAGCTAAGACAATCGCTGCTCAATTAGAAACTGCTTTATGGCAAGGCGACACTTCAAGTGTAAACGTAAACTTAAACAAGTTCGATGGTCTTGTTAAATTAATCGGTGCTGCTTCAGGTGTTGTTGCTGCAAACGCTTCTACTTTTATTTCAGGTGCTCCTTTAAGCTCTATCACTGATGCTAACGTAATCTCTATCTTTGATGGTGTTTACAAAGCAATCCCTGCTAAAGTTGTAGCTGCTGATGATATGACTATCTTCTGTGGTCAAGATTTATTCCGTACTTATACTATTGCTCTTAAGAATAGCGGTAGCTTCAATTACCAAATTGATGTTAAAGCTGATAGCGAATTCGTACTTCCTGGTACTACAATCAAAGTTGTAGCAGTTGCAGGTCTTAACGGAACTAACAAAGTTTACGCTATGCGTTTAAGCAACTTATTCTTAGGTACTGACTTATTGAACGAAGAAGAGAAGTTTGAAATTTTCTATGCTAAAGAAGCTGACCAAGTACGTTTCGTATCTGAGTTTAAGATGGGTGTAAACATTGCTTTCCCTGACGAAGCAGTGAAGTTTATCCTTGCATAATTTATAGGGTAGGTTGAAATATACCTACCCATTTTTTCAAACTAATTTAATTCAATAACAATGGCTTGTGCTTTAACTCAAAATTATACTCTTGACTGCAAAGACAGTTTAGGTGGTATAACCGAAGTTTATTTTATGGCAGCCTCAGATGTAACTTCTACAACAGAAGCAAGTGGTGTAATCACCGCTTTAGTAAAAGCATCTGGTAAGAAGTTCTTTAAGTACGAACTTGTAAAAGGCACTTCTCAATTAGTTGAGAATGTTAATGCAAACGTACAAAATGGTACTATCTTTTACGCTCCAGAATTAACCATAGTATTAAACAAATTACAAGCGAACACAAGAAACGAAATCTTGTTGTTGGCTCAAAACACTTTAGTATCAGTTGCCAAAGATAACAATGGCAAATATTGGTACTTAGGAAAAACAAGAGGCTTAGACCTTACCGCAGGAAGTGCAGGTACAGGTACGGCAGAAGGCGACAGAAGTGGTTACACTTTAACCTTCACAGGTGCGGAAGCTGCCCTTGCTCCAGAAGTTAACTCTACTGTTGCAGGTCAATTAACTACCGCAGGTTCTTAGGTTGTTTTGGTTTTGTATATAGATGCCCTCGTCTTTAATTAGGCGGGGGTTTTTTATTTTGCAAACAATCGTGATACTTTATATTTATAGTTGTGATAAGATTAACTAAGGGGCAAACCCAAAATATAATACTTACCTTGACTGAAAAGCAGCTTTTAACAAGTCCTAACTATCTATTTGTTTTCGAGAATAGATCAACAAACACGGACATCAAATTTGTCAAGCTAAACAATACGGACATAAGTGCTTACAAGGAAAGGTACAATGAGTTTAGCATTGTAGTTAATAGCTACTTTAATACCTCTTTAAACGGGCAATACACTTACTCGGTTTACGAACAAGCAAGTCCTTCAAATACAAATCCTACGGGCTTAAACCTGCTTGAAACAGGCATTATGGAACTCGAGGGTACAACTATATCATTCACAGAATACGAAACAACAAGCACATTCACAATTAGACAATAATGGAAATACAAGTATTGACATTTGCGGAAGCAAAGCAACCGGAATATAAAGAGAAAAAAGGCGAAGGGTATATGCAGTATGGTCAAAACAATGACTATCCGCAATACCTATTAGACCTATTTAACAAATCTGCAAAGCACAACGCTATCATTAGAGGCAAAGTTAATTACATTGTCGGTAATGGTTGGGCAGGGGAGCAAGATATGATTAAAAAGGTTAATAGAGATGAAACCCTTAATGACCTTACTAAAAAGGTTGCTTTAGATTTAGAACTATTTGGTGGTGCTTATATCCAAGTTATTTGGAGTGTAATGGGCGGTCAAGTAGCGGAGTTGTGGCATTGTGATTATACAAAGATTAGAACCAACAAAGACAATACGCAGTTTTGGTATAAAGACGATTGGAAGCTTACACGCAACCAAGAAAAAGCTGAGATTTACAATGCGTTTAACCCTGCTAACCCACAAGGTGTGCAGATACTTTATGTAAAGGAGTATCGCCCAGGAATGAACGTTTATAGCCTTCCTGGTTATTTTGGTGCGCTTAACTATATCGAAAGTGATGTAGAAGTTAGTAAGCACGTTTTGGGTAATGCTCAAACAGGGTTTTCTGCAAGTAAACTTATTACCTTACCAAACGGAGAGCCAAGCCCAGAGGAAAAGCGACTTGTTAGCAGACAATTCGACAATATGTACACGGGTGCAGACGGCAAGAAGTATTTACTTGCGTTTGTAAACGATTTAACTCGTAAGCCTATTGTTGATGATTTGGGTGCAAGTGATCTAACTAAAGAGGACTTTGGACGTGTAGACGAGTTAATACAAACTAACATATTTAGCGGACACCAAATTACAAGTCCTGACTTGTTTGGTATTGCCGTTCCAGGTCAATTAGGAAACAGACAACAACTTAGAGATAGCTACGAAATCTTTAATAACACCTATGTACGTTATAAGCAAATGCAGATTGAGGGTGTATTTAATATGCTTGGACAATATGCAGGAGTAACGGAAGAGTTAAAGCTTCAACCGGTAGACCCTATTGGAATTGACTTTAGCGAAAACGTTATTTTGCAAGTAGCACCTAAAGAGTGGATATTAGAGAAGTTAGGAATTGACCCTACACAATACGGAATAGTTGCAGAAACCGAGCAGCCAATGGCAGCAAGTCCTTTAAGTGTGAACGAGCATATTAAAGGCTTAAAAGGTCGTGAGTGGCAAAATATGCAGCGTATTATTCGTGATTTTAATAAGGGCAAGATAACAAGAGAACAAGCAAGTTCTATGCTTAAGGGCGGTTATGCTTTAAGCGATGAGGAAGTTTCTACTTGGTTAGGTGCTGAAGATTTAGAATTTAACGAAACCGATTTTCAAGTTTTCTTTGAGTTCGGAGAAGATAGAAGCGGTTACGAAGTATTTAAAAGTAAGTCAAGATTTAGCGACGATAAGGACTTTGAAATGTTTGCAGATGTATCGCAGTTGCAATCTAATATCTTGGACTTAATTGTTAAAGACAAGCGTATTACTCCAGAGGTAATTGCTGACACTTTAAAAGAAGATGTAGGTGCGGTTAAGCGTGTTATTGATTTATTAATTGAGAAGGGGTTTATTAAGACAAACGAAGTAAAGCAAGGTAAAGGGATTGATAGCAACGTTATTATAGAAAGAAAACTTACCGAACCTATTGGTAAAATTGTAGAAGCTATAAAGCCTCAAACTTCGCAGATATTAATTCGTTACTCTTACGAGTGGAAAGCAGGTTTTAACGATAGCGATTTAGATACAAGCAGACCTTTTTGCAAATACTTAGTAACCGCTAACAAGTTTTATAGCCGTAGTGAAATAGAAATGATGAGTGCAAGGCTTGGCTATTCTGTATGGGATAGACGAGGCGGTTGGTATACTAAGCCAGGAACAAACACACATTCTCCAAGTTGCAGACACGAGTGGAAGTCAAACATAGTTAAAAGAAAATAAGAAATGAGCTTAAACACATTATTCATAAGCGTACAGAATATTAAAGACAGGTCTGGCTTACACGCTAACGTAGACGAAAAACTTGTATTGCCTGAGATTAAGACCGCACAAGATATGTATATTTTACCTGCGCTTGGAAGTGCTTTGTACAATCGTTTACAAGCAGGTATTACGGCAAATAATTTAAACGCCAACGAGGTTATCTTATTAGATCAATACATAGCAGATACTTTAGTGCATTATGTACTTAGTGAGTTGCCAATGGGTTTGTCTTATCAGTTTTATAACAAAGGCTTGTTAAGAAAGAGTGGCGAGAATACCGAGAACCCTTCTATGCAGGATATGATTGACGTGGCAAATAGATACAAGGCTCGTGCGGAGTTCTACAAGCAAAGAATGATTAAATACTTAAAAGAATATTCAACACTTTATCCTGAGTACCTAAACCCTGGAAGTGGCATTGATGCAATACACCCTGAGAACGATGCTTATACAACGAGCATTTGGTTAGGCGATTTTGATTGCTGCGCAGGTAAAAGCTTCGAGGAACTTTATCAAGGGAATAGAGGTTGTAGCGATTGCTAATTATGAGTAAAGTAACAACAATAAAAAACCAAAATAAGCTTCGTGTTTATTTAGAAAAAATTAAGAATGAGCCTGACGTTAAACCAAATAGTCAAACAAATAACAACACTCGGAAACGACCACGAACAAATTAACTTTGTTTACTTCGGCGATGTGTGGGAACGTTTAAGCAATGGCGAGGTTACTTACCCTGCTATGTTCTACACTTTAACGGGTGCGACTATAAACGCTAAAAATATTACTTACAATTTTAGCCTTTATTTTATGGACAGAATGTTAATGGAAGAAACAAACGAAACCGAAGTACTAAGCGATATGACTTTAGTAGGTCAAGACATAGTTGCACAATTAAGATACCCTAAAGCTATTTGGGATATTGGCGACACCGCTCCTTTGACTTACTTTACCGAGAGCGACCCCGACTATCTTGCAGGAGTTAAGATAGATATAACAATGGAATTACCTTACTTAAACGATAGATGCCAAGTGCCTTCTATTTATACATACTAAAATGATAGGAAAAAAGATTAACCAATTAGCGACCGAGTTAGCACCAGTTAGCACCGATTTAACTATTATAGGAGACCCGACAACAGGAGTAAGTAAGAAGATTACACTTGCTCAATTAGGTGCGATATTTAGCGGTGCGGTTTCGTTTTATACTAACCTTGCAGGGTTTCCTGCGGTTGGCGATATTAATGTTATCTATTGTGCTAAAGATACGCAGAAACTTTATTTATGGAGTGGGTCGGCTTATGTTGAGGTGTTTCCTTCACAAGCTTTATTAGATACTTACCAATTAAGAAGTGAAAAGGGCAACGCTAATGGTTATGCTTCTTTGGATAGTCAAGGTAAAGTGCCTATCAGTCAATTACCGAGTTCTATTATGGAATATAAAGGAACTTGGAATGCAGCTACTAACACGCCTACACTTGCAAACGGAACGGGCGACACGGGCGATGTTTATATTTGTAACGTAGCAGGAACAGTAAACTTTGGAGCTGGTCCTTTGACTTTTGCAGTTGGCGATTATGTTATTTATAGCGGTTCTATTTGGCAGCGTTCAAGCGGTGCGGTGGGTACTGTAACAAGCGTAGCTGCAACTATTACAGGGGATAGCCTTACAATTAGTGGCTCTCCTGTAACTACATCAGGAACTTTAGCTTTTGCTTTTAATGGCACAACGGCTCAGTACATTCGTGGCAA